ACCATGCCAGGGCCAAAACTGCCCATTTCGTATAGGGCTTGTTGCATACCCTTTACTAAACCTTTTTCGCCGATTACTTCCGCTACACGTTCAAACGCTGGGGTTACTTCATCATTGAAAAATTTAACTACTTTTAAAAATATCGGTAAAAATGCTTGCCCTAAATTGGTTTGGATGTTGTCAAGTGTTGCAGTGAGTATTTTTTGTTGTGCGGCTAGCCCGCCTGATGTCCGGCTAAAGTCGCCTTGCGCGTCGGCTGTTTGTTCAAAAATAGTTTTTTGTGCAGCTAAAATCTTTTGTTGCGCTGTTAAAGCTTTATTACCTGAATATATGCCCAATTCGGTTGCTGCGGCTTTTAATGTTGCGTCGTCGAGTAGTACGCCGTATTTTCGTAATGGTTCGGCTTCGCCTCGTAGCGCGGAACCTAAAGCGTTTATTGCTTCGTCTACTGACGTGTTATTAAATGATGCCAAATCGGCAGCAATTGTTACCAGGTCTGTAGAAAAATCCGATAAATCTTTACCAGCAAGCCCAGCGGATTTACCGAAAATGGCAAAAGTTCCAGCGGCCTTCAATGCCGACGTTTCCGAAATGCCTAAAGCGCGGTTTGCTGTTTTAGCAAAATTTTCTACTTCTTTAGATATTGCACCAAATACAACACTATTTTTACTTATTGCTTCGTTGAAATCTGATGCTTTTTGAATTGACTTAAACGCAAACGCGGCAACGGCTACCGTAGCGCCAGCAATAGCGGCACCTGCAATAACTGTTGATTTGCTTAAACCGCCAAACGCTTTTTGTGCAGCGTTAACGCCTTTATCTGAAAAGGTCGTAATAATCGGTACGTTAATTGCCACGACGTACCTTCAATTTTGTGTTGGTGTGCTTCATAACTTTATCGACTATGGCCGTTACTTCGTTTTCAACGGCTGGCCGTGCAGCAATTACGCCAGGTTCGGCAGCGCGTGGGTCGTAACTGCCTTGCATTTGTAGATTAGTTACAAAACGGCCTTTAGTTCGGCGCCCTGCATGGTCCCAAATAGAGCCTGCAGCGTCACGCTGGGTAAGTGTTAACAGCTGGTAGGGCCGTGCAGCAAAATCTATAGTTTCGCCTGACTTAAACGTAACGGTTCTAGCGCGTTGACCTGACCTGTTAGTTTTAATAATGAAACCTTTACGGGCGCCTTCGCTACTCCATTTTGTACCGGCACGGCCTCGAATAAGATTGCCTCGCGCCATACCTGACAACGGCGGGGCTAAAGGTATCAAACTACGGGCCGCTGTCAATACAGGCGCCCCAGCGTTCTTAATGTCTTTGCGTACCTGTTTAAGGTACCCAGGTTCAATTTCTTTAAGCGCCTTCATGGTTTCTTGAATACCTTTAATTTCTAAAGTATTTGCCAAGGTTGCCATAAGGGTTACTTTCGTTGTTTGTTGTTGTCTGATAATACAGCAACAACGGTAGCCAAGTCGTCTATGTCAAAAGGTACCGACGGGGGCCACCACGATATCGCTACCAACAGTTCGGCAAGTTGGCGCCCGTGGGTGCCCCTTACATGGGGTTTGCGGCCTCGGTATCGACTACTTCAATGTTTGTTAAATTTTTTACAAACGTATCAAATTCGCTGGGTACAACAATTTTATTTATTTTAGACGCCTCGTATGCCATAAAGGCTAAGTCCTCGACGCCTATACCGGCTGCCATGTCCGACGCTTTACGTTTGTATTTGCGTTCCCACATAACAATTACATACAAGTTAGTTACGACTTCGTAAGTGTTGTCGGCGGTTTCTACTTTTAATGTGAGTTTCATTATCTGCCTTTTGTGTCGGGCCTTTTCAGGCTTTTAATTAAACTTCAACGACGCTATAAACTCCACCTGTAAACGTCACGCTTATAGCGCCTAGGGTGCCGAGCGCCATTTCGTATGGCAAGGCCTCTAAATAGGCCCCTGTCAATGTCATGGTGGGATTTGTCGCCGTGCCTGGGCTTGTTGCGCTTGGCGACCACGAAACAGTAGTAGACGTGCCAACAAGAGCTTTAAGTGTTGCGTAAGTTTCTGTAGCTGCAAACGATAGGTACAGGTCAAGGGTTAACGTCGAGTTTTCAAGTCCGGCCGTGTAGACGCGGGAACCCGAACCAAAAGCGGTTGACTCGAGCGCCTCGATAGTCCTCGTAAAAGTAAGGCCGTTGCATTGGTCCTGCAGCGAAACGCTATTAACGGTTACGTTTGGTGATGATAAATAAGTGCTAGTAGCCATGGGCTTTACTCCTCGTTTGTGTCTGTCTTAGTTTTAGCACCTTTAGGTGCCTTAACGGTGGATTGTTCTATAAAGCCGCCTGCTACCAGCGCGTCAACGTTAACGCCGTCTACTGGTTCGTATGTATCGCCTGGGGTACCTAAGCGGGGGCTAATAATTGTGTATTTCATGTTGTACCTATTCTAGGCGGTTGCCTGGGCTTGTAGGGATATGGTCAAGTCGTAGGCGGGTAATTCGCTGCCGCCAATTACTGCAATAGTTGGGCGCCCGTCGGTTACGCCAATTTTTTTGGTTATTACTTTGCTAGCCAAGTTAAGTAGTGACCGTTGCGCGTCAAGGTTGCCAGGCCCAAGCGTAATTATGCGTACGGGGAACGTCATTTCTACAACGTTGTTAGCAAACACGGTAAAACTAGGCGCGTCAATGAACGCACAAGGCGGTACAAGGTTGCGGGGGTCTGTTACTACCTGCATATTAGTTATGGTCGTTAGCGTGGCTGCCAAGTCGTCTAGCGCCTCGTTTAACAGGTCTGTAAAAGCAACAGGCATTAGGCAACCTGCGGGCGTGGGATACCTAGCAATTGTTTAATCATTGGCGACAAGCCAACGCTGTTGCCTGCGGGCAGCCCGTCAAAGCTTGCAAAATCTGTTACCGCGCCACGTTGTCTATACAGAAAACCGCCATAGGCGATAGTGCCTAGGGTGACGCTGTTACTTGGGCTTGTACCTTTTTGGTCTATGTAGCCGCTTTCTAAACGTCTTTGAAAACAAAAATCGTTTGCAGCTGCAGCGCATTGAGTAAGAAAAGTTGTATCGAGTGCCGAAGCGGTGCCTATGCCAAGCCAGTCCTCAACTTGTCCGGCTGTAACCCATGTGCAGGAAATAGTGCCTAGCGTTACGGTTCCGGTTGCTGTTGTGCGCGTAACGTCGCTTGCTGTTTTTGCGTACAGAATTTGAAACGGTACCGGCACCTCGTAATTAAAAAGTAAATCGCCGTCATCGTCTACGCCAATAAACAAGTATTCGGGTACATCTAAAACGGTATACGTGCCGTTTAAAGTTGCGTCAACGCCTGCGACAACAATAGACGCGCCTACATACACTTCGTTAGGTGTAAGCGTTTCTAAAACTGCGTAGTTGCTTAATAGCGTTTTATGCGCTACTTGGTATACCTGCGTCATGGCGGTAAAGCCGCCTTTCGGTTAGACGAACTTAACGAATTTTGTAGCGTCTGCCATAAATGAAGCTGCATAGCCACGGTACGCAATAGTGCGGCCCAAGGTGCTAGGTACTTCAACAGAAATGGCGCCTTTTTGCTGTTCGTAAAATTCGAAGCCTGCAGCTGGTCCCGCTGCGTGTCCGATAAATGACCCTGGCGCGTTCTTGTCAACCACCAAAACCAACCCAAGTGGGTTTCCGTTCCAGTTTGCTGCGGACAATTCGCCAGGTGCGTTCATCGCGCCAATTTGTGGGAATACTGGGCGGCCTGTGCTGTCAACCAACGAACCCAAGGTAGCCCAGGTTGCAGGTGTTACCACCATGTGCGTAGGTAGGTAGTTGCTGCTTGCGCTAATTTGACGAGCGCCTTCATAAATTGCGGCAATCCAATCTGCAGGGTCCGACGTGTCGGCAACTGCGCTTGTTTGTGTAATTGCAGCATGGCAAGTATCTACCGCGTAATTGTTTGTTGCTTGACCGTAAGCAATTGCCAACTGATTTAGCACAATGTTGATACTTGCTGGGTCTGTCCAGTCAAGGTCCTGTTCGGACATTGTCACAAATGTACCGAAAGTCAATTTATTAACGTTGTTATTTGCAACGGTAACGGTGCTTGGGTCAAGTGCGTTTAGTTGGCCAGTTGGCTGTTGTGTTACTACTGGCCGTACTGTAATTACTGGGCGGCGAAATGTTGCGCCGCTTTGTGGCATGGCACGTGCGCCAATTGCAGTAACAAAAGGCCTAATCGGGTTTAGCGAATCGTACACGCTGCCCGTTATGATTTCTGGCAAAATTCCTAAAGTGTCGCCCGTGGTGATGTTTGGCGCTGCAGCTTGAACGCGGGCGTTCATTTCTGCAAGTACGCTTCCACCTTGCAACGACGCGGCGATAAATTCGCCTGCTGTTGGCAATTTGAAAGAACGTGGCTGTGCGTAAACGATTGGGGCTACGCTTGCGGCCTCGATAACGGCTGGGGTTTCTGTTGGCTGTGTCATGGTGTCTAACTCCTCGTTAGGTGTTTCGGTTTCTATATTAACTACTTCTTGTTCGTCTTGTGGGATACCCTGCGACGCGGCTACGCGGTCTACTGACGCGCCAGCAAAAGCGCCAAAAGGCACTAGCGATAATTCTTGAAAATCGGCCATTTCTATAATCATTGTGCCTTTTTCGTCGTAACTAAAACGAGTTGGGTTGACCCCAACACTTACCGCGTCAAGTACGCCGTCGGCTGCCAATACCAGCGCTTCGTCGCCTAAAGCGGTTTCGCTAATGCGCGCTTCGTACATCATGCCGCCTTGTGTATCAACCAAACTTGTTAAAATTCCTACGGCCTTGGTGCTGTCATGCCCTAGGTAAAGCTTGGGCATTTTGCCACCTGCGTTTAAGCTGCCTGGTAAAAACATAACTTTAGTACCGTCATTTACCGTCGCTTCGACGTTATACGGCAGCGCAAGGCCAGCCAAGGTACGGCGTGGCATACCGTTTGGACCGGCTGCGTCGAGCGTTAATTCTTGTTGCACTAATCTAAGCATTTGGCATTACTCCTACTTCTTCAACTTCTGCGGGTGTGTCGTATTCGGATAAATAAGTTTCGCTTAGATAATCCTCAATATCAAACTTTACATATGTACCGCGCGGCAATACGTTACCCATAGATAGCGTTTCGGCTATGCAATCCATAAACAATTTGGCGCCGAACATATACAAATCTTGGCGCGCCTGGGTGCTGTTTTGGTAACTGTATGAACCAGTAGCGACGCCCAAAAGGTATGGGGGGCAATTTGCCAGCCTGGCAATTTCGAGTGCTTGGTACTCACTAGCTGCAACCAACATTTGTTTACTGGCGTCGCTGTTCGTTTCGGTGTAAGTAACAAATTCATTTAAAACGGCTACAGAATTATTTAGTCGAGCCGCCTCAAACGACTGGCCCAATTGCTGTAATTCAGTTTCTGAAAGCGGCTCGCCCGCAACCTGACGCAATACGCCCGTAGGCAGCAAACTAGAACTATTGCGTAGGCGGGCCTGCTCGAGCTTTAGTGATGTCAAAATTGCGTTAGGACTTGTAAACAACAAACCTTGAATAGGGCTAATGAATTGCACAACGTCGCGGTGGTCAACCGGTAAACCGCTAAACATAATTTGTTTAGACGGCGCAAAAAATACAGGGCCTGCTTGGTCTTGTGTTGTAACCATAGCGCTAGGCATACGTTGAAAAGACTTGGGGTAGCCGTCGGAACTACGCTCGGTGATGTATAAAAAAGCTCGCTGCGTAAAAAATAAATCGTCAAATAACCAAGCAAGCGTTGTGCTATTTGGTAGCGACGGGTCAAGTTGCCTAGTCCAGGCGCGCGGGGCAATTTGAATTTGCTCTAGTTCGCGGCTAACAGGGTTCCACATTTCGTTATACATTGACAACGGCGTACAGCCAATAACTGACGCCAACAAATCGCGCGCCCTAGTAATAGCCGGCACGGCCATAGCACGTTGCCTGTTATTGCCCTGGGTAAACGCATAAAAGTTATCGAGTTGTGACGCGCCAACATTTGAACCAGTAGCCGCCGCTTTAACCGTAGTACCAATAGCGGCCTTGTTGACTTTGTTAAATAACGCCATGCGTTTAGTCTGCCATATCTATTAAAAGTTTGGTGGCACTACCCACGGTGAAGCGGTCTATTCTTTTCCCGACGAAAAGGTAAGCCGTCGCGGATAGTGCCAACACGATATTAGCGTGAAACATTAATTACTAGCGGTTTGCCCACTAGCTGCGGTTTCGACGCTAAAGCGGCAGCCCAAACCATGCACCTAGCCAACGTGATAGGCCCAGGGCTGCGGGTCGACGATAAGGCTACGCTGCCTTGGTGTTTAATCAGTACCGCGCGCTCGACGTGTTCTATTAACTGGTTTTCGCCGTGGTGGTAAATACGGTTTTCTAAAATCATGTTTTTAACGGGGCTAGTCCATTTCAATAATTCGCGATAACCAACAATGGTTTTACGGCGTTCCATATTTGGGGGTAAATGTATTTCAAGGCCTGGGGTTATGGCTAAACGTAACGTTGGGCCTGCCGTTATTTCGGCTTCAACTAAACGCCACATTTCGGCAAGTGTGCCCGCAACAAACGCAACAGTAATAGCCGTTTTTAGCCCTACTTGTATAGCCCGTACGCCGACGTATAGCGCGCCGTCTTGGTCAACCTCGATAGCAAGTATTCCGCCTGCCGGTATCGGGTCGTCACTTTTTAGGGCTTCAAATACGCCAGGTTCCAGCCAGCCGTTTTGGGTTGCTGTCCACGTGTTAACCGACGCGCGCAAAAAGGCGTTGCGGTTTGGGGCTTCACTTTCTGCCTCGATTACTTCCATTTCTAAGGTATGCCCCAAGGCGGGGTTAGCGTACGCCCAGGCCTCGGGGGTCATTAAGTCCATTGACGGCGGCGGGCTAAATTCGGCAAAATATAGTTTTGTCTGTTCGCCGCTGTCTATTGCGCGTAACCCTTGTTCGCGCCAACGCAACATGGCTTTACTGTCTTGCGTACCCGCTGTAGACATCATCACAAATAAAGGATTTTTACGCGCACGTTGCGACGGTAGTAAACCTTCATCTATGGCCGCTTCCGAAATATCCCAAACCTCATCGGCTACTACTAAGTCAACGCTGTAACCGTGTCCAGCTGCAGGCGTGGCCGCACGTGGAAACCATACGCTGTTATCCGGCATTGTTAGCACCATGCGCCCATAGGACCAAGAAACGTGGGCACCAAATTTGGTTTCGAGTATTGGCGCCAGGTATGTAAACAACGCGGTAGCCAAATCTAATTTGTGGGCGACAGTAATAACCGTTTGGGCCTGGCCGCGCGCTTTACCTTGCGTAGTTAACCACCAACCGACAAGCGACGCAATCGCAACCGTTTTACCGTTCTGTCGCGCAACAGATACAAGGCCAACACGATGTAAGTAATCGCCGTTGTCATCCATAGACGTTAAACCGTGCAAAATGTTTAACTGCCAGGGCATTAGGTCTACGCCTAGTACCTCTTTCGCAAAATCCCCAATTTCGATTACAGCCGATTTTTGACCGCTAGCAGTGGTCGTGACCAATCGCGGCATATCGTGGCCAGTCGGCGCCAGTTCTGCCAAATCCTTATGAAATATAGGGTTAATATCT